GCAGTTTCCTACCAGCCAGTAGTTCCCCTGTACTGATAGGCAACTTCCCGCCATTTTGTACCTGTGTCCAATCCGTTTGATTGTCCAGCTTTGCGTATACTGTTCTTTGTATTCCGTCAGCGTCTTCCTGCCATGATATTGCACTTGTTGCAGCTGTGCCGACTGCTGACAGGTCGAATTCAGGACTCAGATAATATCCACCCTGCCCAAAGTTGAGATTATCATCGAATCCTAACTTATACGTTGTCCACTCATCCACCGGCAATGGTTGTCCGCTTTGATACGCCGCCGCTATCTCCGCGTCCGTCCTTGCACGGTTGGAGATGCGGAGGTCGTCGATTAGGGTGTTAATTTGATAACCACTCCCCCCACATCCAACATAGGCAATATCATAAAAACCACTCGACAATTTTGGGTTAGATATAGTTCCTCTCAATATACCGTCTATAAACAAATCAACCCTGTCTACGCCCCGTCTTAATGTGAAGAAATGCCACCCGTTAGGAGTATATGAGTCGGAAACTGTTTCAGTAGTATAGGAGCCATCATCGGCATGGGTTCTAAATTCCCAAACGGGACTATCGCCCCTATGAGTTAAATAAATACCGAGCTTATTATTTAAACGTGGTATATGAACTATCATGCAATTATGTGAGCCGCCAAGCTGCCTCTTGATTATGTCATTCACATACAGCCAACATTCCACCGTCCACTCCTGCGGGTTCAGCACCCCCGCCGTGGGGATGGTGAGCGTTTCCGCTGCCCTTGTACCGTCAATGAAGGAGGTGGCGTAGGGTTTTTGTTCGAGTTGGATGGCATAAACAAGTAATTCTGTTTCAACAGTGTTACTATGCGAAATTCGTATTTCGTATTTACTTATCGTTTTACTGCTGTTTGGAGTAATTGTAGCTACTAATTTATACACTCCTTGACCGAATATAGCGGACATATCATATCTTGTCGTGTTAGAGTCGTACCAAGTGTAATCTGTGTACGTGCTATCTGTAGAAAATATAGTCCCGCCAACATTTATATTGTTAATGTTGCCTTTTAGGATTTTTAACAACACGCTAACGGTATGAGGAGTGTTAGAAATGGATACAACTTTTGAACAAAACCCTTTACCGCCATCATTATCATATAATCGCATTACTCCGTTTTGTTTGGAAAATGGATTATATTCTGATGATAACCATACTAACGTTGTCCAGGTTCCTACACCCCAACCAGAAACGCCTGTGTTAAAGAAAGGGTCGCTGTTTAAATTCGTTGTTCTCTCCTCCACCATCACCGCCTGGCCGAATTTACCCTGTTCGAACCTAGGCACATTCACCGCAACTTGTGAACCATCACTCTTATAAGCAATCGAACTACGAGTAAATGTCGGCTGAGCTACTGTCTTAATTACAAGCTTGCCATCTTCGGTCGGCTCTACATTCACCAACTCACCACGCAACCAGTCGCTAACGTACTGCTCCACCCTTGACAATGAAAACTGCCTCTGCACTTCTCGGTATCCAACACCTACTTGTATTTCAGCTGGTTGGCCTAATGCATTTACCACGGTAAACCACACTGTGAGCTCATCGCCGCTCCACTCAAACCTGAAATTCTTCACTTCAGCTGTTCTCGGATCTGTAAGCAAAGTTTCGGTAATCTCTCGTTCCAATTCCGCTTCTGTTACTGCTCTTGTGGGCTGTTTAAGACAACTTTCAATGTCAGCGCCATAATTCCAATCGTACACAACAAATGCCAGCCTCTGTGTCAATATCGCTTTTACACACCATTGCACCCAAGCTGTCAAACCATCTACCTCTACCACATCACCGCTACCTGTTTGAACAAAATCGCATATGTCCCAATCCCACAACCAACTTTTAGGGAAAGCTACCACTGTATTTTCTGTAGCACCCACTATATCGGGCATATCGAAACGCGGATATAAATCGCTCATGAACTCACCACCTTTGCAATTACGACAGGGTCTCTATGCTGGTTAACCCAAGCCACCAACACCCTATCGCCACTTTTAAGCTCGGGTTTAATTCTTATATTCACTTTCTCAACAGTACTCTGCTCCCAATCCCACCTTGTCTGTGCAGTATGGTATATGTCTACTCCTTCTATCGGCTTCCCTTCTTTGTCTACGGGATACTCGCCAACACCTACTAACGACCAAATGGGAAACTCAACCTGTGCAGTAAAATCAGCTATAAGATAATCGCCTTTCTTTATCGGCATTGCAATCGTATCAAGCTTCAAGCTCATATCTGGCTGTATCGTTCCTAATTCAATGCTATCGGGTTTGTTAGCTATTAAACTAATTCTTTCGTTTAACACTTTAGCCAAATCGTCAATGCTTTTCTTGTTCATTTTAGCCCCACGCTCATAGTTAAACTTGTAACATTATGTTCAACTGATACGACTTGGTAATATCCATTTAACGTCCCAGCAACAACTTTCACCTTATCACCCTTCCTGATAAAGGGAACATCTACGCACCTGATTGTCCTGTCTTTCTCTGGCTGTCCGAACTCCTTCAATATCTCTTTCGCATTCTGCTTTGCATCGGCTATGGTGTCATCTGAACTATTCTGGACAATCCTTTGCAATATACCATATTTTGTGTCTCCATCAAGAACTGCAATTAACGGTGCCCTTCCTTCCTCATCTTCCGCACCTATTATTCGCACCCGTGTAACAAGATTATTAATGCTCCACCTATCCATTACCGACTGCACATTTTCATTATATGCAAACACGTAAACATCTTGATTGGACATGGCTTTTCTGATATAAACCTTCCCTTTTTCACTACGTACGATAAACTCGCCTGCTCCCTTATCTTTACCTTGTTTGAGTATGCTGTTTATCATCTCCGCAACTGTCATTTGTCGGAATACTTGCTTGGCTAATACTACATTCGGCCCCTCTATCTTACCAATGGGAATATTCCATGCCCTGAAAATATCTGTCAACACATCTATTGCCCTTTGTCCCGACCTATAATACCTGTCATCTTCACTCTTAAACAAGTAAATCAGCTGGTCATACGCTTCAATATCTACACTACCCAACGGATCTGTAGACGTCATCCAATCAAACACCGTACCCCTGAACACTTCTACCCCATTCGCTAATAGGTATATCGGTGTCCCAAGTGCTACAAGCTGGTGTATCCACTTCCCACCTACTTGCTGATTTGTCAATGTCATACTTAAATGCGCTGCTAACTCACCATCGGCATCACCAAAGGACAATTGACTAACAAATGGCGTAACATCCATTTGCTTACCGCTTGGATCTATAATGCGCACTTCATACTTTATGTTGGTAATATCAACCAAGCTTGAGCACCTGCCCGGGTTTAATTTTGTTCGGATCTGGCCCAATGACAGCCTTATTCAACTCATACAGCATCCTCCACTTTGCACCATCACCGAGCATTTTCTTTGCTATACCCCATAGGGTATCGCCTTGTTTTACGGTATACGTTTTCGGGATACTCGGAGCTGGTCTCTGTGCACTCGTTTTAGCCTGCGCACTCGTACTCTTCTCTTTTTCTGTCATCACAACCAAATTACGTGCCTCAACCAAACTTATGGAGTAATAACAATCGCCATGTCCACCTTTCCATGTATGGTCGAACTCTTGAATGTAACAATCCATGTTTATTGGTGTTTCTGTTATCAGCAAATGAACTTTTACGTTCTCTCGTCTCCAGCCTGAAATCAAACCCACTATCGCCTTGGGATCCTGCCAATCCACAACATATATGCTGTTCCTCCTACTCACACCCGGGAATATACCCTCCCACCTAATCGTCGCTGGTGCAATACCTCTCGGCATTAAGAAATCGCCCAAATCAATTATGCTAACGCTGAACAACTTTGAACTTGTCATCACTTGCAATTGTTCTGGGTTCATTGGTAAATGAAGCTTGGTATTCTTCCCCGTTATGTAAAACTCCATTTATCCCACCACCATATTAGAAAACGCCTTCCTTAACTCTGGCGCTAATACTCCCACAATCTTGTCGACAGCCTCATCTACATCAGCCTTATTGTTTATGACAACTTCACCAATTAACCCTTCGGTGTTAACATTAATGTTTACGGTACTCTGCACATTACGTGGAACAACTGACACAGTAGGAACTTCTGTTTGAACATTATGTGTTACAGTGCTATACGACATTGCCTGTACATTTTTCATTGTGTTATATGTATTATTTATCGTGGCTTGATTCATTGTATTATATGTATTATTTATCGTGGCTTGAGTTACACTTTCTATTGGAGCACTTCTCATCACCCCAAGGTGCTCACCTACTACTTGCCACAGCTCCACATTCTTTTTTGTACGTTCTAAAGGAATAATTGCCTCTGCTCCTCTTTCAGCTACTTCAGCTATGTGTCTCGTATAAAATATCCCACCTCTCGCATGGGCTGGTAAACTTTGAGATGGTATTTCATCTATTAATTCGCCAGTACTTGTTATATAGCCACTTTCAACCATAAATTTATAAGCTTCATCAGGCAACATGCCAGCTTGCATAAGCATCATCTGATATTGTGCTGCTGAACCTGTGAGCTCAGGCGTACTTGATGTAACTTCAGGCGTTCCTCTCTCGTCTAAATACTCTTCCAAATTAAAAAGTGCAGCCAAAGCAGCTAATCCTCCAGCCCCAACTAAAGCACCTTTCCAGCCAGCTATCTTGAAGCCTACTATTGCACCAAGGATTGTCATTAATTTAACATTGCTCTTTATCCCATTGAAAATCGCACTTGCAAGCTCTGATCCAAGCGTGTAACCAAACGTTGCAAGCTGCTTAATTAACTCAGAATTTTCTGGTCCGAAAATAGTTTTGAAAAATGAGTTTATCGTTTCTTGTATCTTTCTAAATGCTTCTTGTCCCTGATCCCCCTTCAACCAATTATTTAATTCTGTCAGTACTTGGCTAAAAGCGGTAATAATTTTTTGTGTCATTGACATCTGATTCCAGCCCGGTATTGAACTCAAATCACCAAAGAAACGAACCACCTTTCTATAGGCATTCTGCATCGCTTCTCCTACCCTAACACCTGCTTTGTACAATCTATCTTGGACACTCTTTAATGCATCCTCGCCTTTGGTAGCCGCTTCAACAAGTCCAAATAAGATATCCTCTACTGGCTTCAGCATTCCTTCACCGAAATATGTTATCGTCATGCCTGCAATATCCTTTAATGTAGATATCAATCCAACCAACGTCTTTGCCTGTAATTCACTTCCACCAGCATACTGCTTTAACGCTCTTCCAATTGCTTCCATAGCCTGCTTTGCGGGAATAGCCTTCTTTGAAATATCATCCAACGACTTCACTCCGAGTTCCTTCAATACATCTGTCATTGGTATTTTTAATCCTAATGTTACCTGCCGCAAATCTTGTAAACCTAACCTACCTGACTGCGCTATCTGTGTAAATCCAAGCATTGCACCCTAACCCTTCCATACCCGCACCTGTAATAGAAGCCGCATCAGCAAATTAAAGCAACGTATCTAATGTCATAGCTGTAGCATTCTCTAATCCATACATCTGTTTATAAACTGGTAACAACTGGGTAGCAAGATCCTGCACATCTTTAAATTCAAATGGTGTAATAGCTGCAAGTGCTTGCAACTCGCCTATAAAACGTTTAGCCATCTCTTCATCCTCAAGGAAAAACTTAAACGATACCCTCGCCTGCTCCCTCTCTCCTGCAAGTTTTAATGGCCCAGCAATAAGGGCTGTCATCCCCACCCCAGCACCAGCTATCCCAAGCATCCCAAGTGGTGATGTTATCATCCTTCCTACTCCACCCAAAATGCTGCCTATTTTACTCACAAAACTTTTTGCACCACTTAAAATGCTCGAAAATACAGGCGTAGCTTGGTCCACTGCATGCACAACAACATTCCACACTTTGCCAACAATTCTACTTAAACCTGATTGGGCACTTGCTACTGCTGGTGCTGTATTATCAATCGCTGTTATGGTCGGCTTATAAGTCGTATTCAGGGAACGGGCTAACTTCTTATTTGTTAACTCGGCATTCTGGGCGAAACGATTAATCCGCTCATTTGCCTGCTCTATAACTGGTGCTGATTGGTCTTGTGCGGTAATTAAAAGCTCTACCTTATAGGTCTCGTTAGCCATCTTTCCCCCTTATCTTCTCTAATTCTTCTTGCTCCTGTTCTAACTCCACCAACATGCTTGCACGCATAAAATCACGTATCTTTGGCGGCTTGCTCCAATACTCATCTGGAGTAATGCCACATCTTTGGAGCAGGTGGTGAATAATGGTCGCTTCACCACCCGCCCTGATTAGTTTTTTAAAGTTTCAACTCGGCTCTCGTTTTNCTCGCTATTATACCCACTCAAACGCTCTATGAGTTCGATAACTTCATCCTTCTCGCCACGCTTAAGCACTTTATCCACCAACTGCCAACCAGCAAGAACATTGGCTTTCTCCCACAATTCTTTGTTATCCCAAAGCATTGCCCTATCTTCTGGATGCGTGGCTTGGACAATCATCAACGAGTTAAACTTTGCGGCATTAAACTCCTGCGGTACTGCCAAATTGCCAAGTCTTTTATCTCGCACTGTTTTTGTAGCTTCTTGCCTGCACTCCTCGGNTTCTTCATCGGTCAACCCACGCACTCGGAACGAAAATAACTCCTTCCCATCCCTAACTACGTGGTATGTCTCATATTCTACGATTGTGTCCATCGCTTTTAGAATGCCAGCTACATCCCTTAGTATGACATCTTCTTTACTTAATAACTCCTCTTTATCAAGCTTGCTCACTTTTCACCCCTCCTATGTTTGTGCGTGTACTACCCCCATAAAGTTTAAACTCGCATCTGGAGCTCCTTTTGCTAAACTGTCCAACACTTTTTTAAGTATCTTGGCGTCCTTTATTACTGTCTCTGTAAACGTCAAAGTAACTGTATAAGATTGGGGTATTGCCCATACTTGTTTATTACCAGCTGCTTGGTAATCGGTATTGGTCGAGTTTATCTGCGCTTGGAATGTGTTTACTTCAGCAAGCAAATTACCATCGCCGTCGTACAACTCGCCATCGTAACCACGAATAATATGATTAGGCTGGAATGTTCCTCCATCAAGGGCTGATTGCAA